GCGCCCCGCCCTCATGCAAGGACAGCATCTGGCAAATCGGGCAACCGCCTATCAGTGTGAGGCTCAGCATTAGAGCCAGCAGGTGACGGCACAGCCACGACATCCGGGCCAATTTGCGATCGCAAGCAGCCTCATTGGCCCGCTCCAGCGTGGCACAGAGGACGACAGCCTCGGCGCGAATAACCGCGCGCAATTGTCGAAGAGGCAAATTATTAGGGGCGGTGACGCGCCGGCCGTGACACAGCCTGCGGCATTTGATGTCCAGCGACAGGAGCGTCTCGCGCTGTTGCTGGGCGTTACCGTTAAGCCCGCGCAGCAGGTCAGGCAGCCGGTCGGCGTCAGCGCAGATGGACTGCCTGAGGTCGGAGAGCGGGATCAGGTCGGCGGCGAGACTGGCACGACGAAACCAAGACGGAGCCCCAAATTCAGCGTTATGCACGGAGCCTCTCCAGGACTCTTGGGCAATGTCGGGTAGGGCGGATTACACGACTCGTTACATTCGCGCGTCAATAGGGTTAATTTCCCTATTTCTTACGGGCGTTTAACCGTCGCAGTGCCTTATAGTAAGCATCCGCATCGATAGTCGGCTGGCGCCCGAGTAAATCGGCTGGTGTGCAGCCGACTACTTCCGCAAACGCCTCAAGGATATCCTGGCGATATTCGCGGCTGCCTGTTTCGATGCGGGACAAATGCGGCTGATTGATTACCTCGTAGCCGCGGAGCTCGTTCATCTTGTCCGCCATTTCTCGGATCGTCAGGCCAGCAGCTTTCCTCCACTGCCGCATGTAATGCGGCACGCGATCGGCTCTGGATCTCCCTTGCGGGCTCATGTTGTCGGTGGTCCCGACGGGTTTTTTTCGCAGTAACGATAAATTTACCATAGGTTAAACAACATATTACCCACGAGGAAAGTTCAGCGCAAGTAGCATCCCTCGTCAACTCCGGCAAGGTAAAATATTTCCTCTGGGGCAATTCTCCATTGACCCGGTTATGCCCGGGAGGAAAGATACGGGATGCTCGACAAGACCCACCCCGACACGCAGGAGGAGCATCCCCTGCTTCTCTACCGGCGCCGGCACGGGCTCACCCAGGCTGCCCTGGCGGCCAAAGTAGGGAGCACCCCTGCTACTCTATGCCGGATCGAAATAGGCATCAGACGGCCCGCGCTGCGGCTCCTACAGCAACTCGTCGCGGCAACCGAGGGGGAGGTTTCGGCCGACGAAATCATTGCTCATGCCGTCGCTGTGTCAGCCAGAGGCAGGCGGCGATGACCACCCGACCGGTGAAATCCCCTACCGGTCGGCAAGGCGCGAAGCCGGGACCAGCGGGACCCCCAGATCATACCGCGATCCCGGTTTCGTCGCCCCTCAGCAAACGCCCTCTCAGCAAACGACGTCTGCATCCCGAGGAAGACCTGCAGCGACAGGTTGTCCGGTTCCTGCAGCGATCGCTGACCGGAAATTCCCTGGTCTTTCATGTCCCGAACGGCGGCCGGCGGGGGTTTCTTGAAGCCCTCCGGTTCAAATCAATGGGTGTCCTGGCCGGGATGGTTGACCTCGGAATTGTCACCGATGGTCGCTTGCTCGGCATCGAGCTCAAGGCTGGCCGGGGGCAGATATCCGATGCCCAGGCATGGTGTCACCGCCGGCTCAGAGCAGCCGGCGCTCCCGTCTATGTCTGCCGCAGCCTCGATGAGGTGATCGCTGTACTGCAACAGGCAGGCGTGCCGATGTGCGTCGAGGGGCGGTTCCTGTGACGGAGAGAGAGATGCGGGAGAAAGTTACGGCAATCATCGCACAGATTGACGGTATGCACCCGTCAGAAGCCGTCGCTCTGCTCCTGGCAGTGCTCGACGCAGTCTTGACCCAGAGTGCCGACCCCCTGGCTGGGTGGTGTTATGTGCAAGCCCTCGTTGAGAGGCGTCTCGAACCGAACCTTGCCATCGATGATTGTGTGGGGTCGGCATGAGCGAATGGACCGACGGATACCGGGCCGCGCTCGCCGATGCGCGTCGGCTGGCAGTCGCCCGTCACCCCATCCTCTGTGAAGCGATGCTGCTGCTGCTCGACGATCTGATCGGCGATGCCCTCGTCATCGAGCGCGAGCAGGACAACCGGATCCGCCGCCGGCGGCTGCGCGCCGATCGTGAAGCCCTGCCGCTGTTCGAGGGGACCACGCATGTTTAGCGGAGCCTCGACCTCGATCGAGCAGGAACGCGTCGAGAAGGCAATCAGGGAACGGGACACCCTCTATCGCCAGTATCGCGCCACCAAAAAGCGCGATTTCGAGACGCTCTGCCGGATTAGCGGATATGGCGACAGGCTGCGAAAATTCGCAGCAACCCTGAACCATTTCGGCATCGAGCACGCTGCCCGGATGCGCCTCTATGTCGAGGACGAATGCCGGCAGTGGCTCAGGGACGCGCCACAGGACATCCGCAACGAAGCCCTCTCCCTGGTCGGCAACCGCATCGTCCAGGTGCGGCAACGCGCCGGTCTGGTGCCGTTCGATGACCCCCTGCCGGATGAACCGGACAAAATCTTTCAAACCGTCAAGCGGATGCTCGCGGCGTAACCAATGAAACTGACCAACCGCCTTAATCTCCCGTCGTCATTGGCCCGCGCTGTCGCGAACGACCGCTACAGCCGCGGTGACGCACACATCAGTGTCACCGGTCTGATCGGCCCGGCGCAGAAACGCTATCTCGAACAACTGCACGCCGACGAGATTACCGAGGACGTTTCTGAACGGATCTGGGCCATGCTCGGGCAGATCGCGCACGGTATCCTGGAGCGGGCCGACGATCAGGCATGGTGCGAGGAGCGCCTGTTTATCGAACGCTACGGCTGGCGGATCAGCGGCCAGTTCGACCGCTACCTCCTCGAAGCGGACGGGCTCCTGCAAGACTACAAGCTGACCTCCACCTACTCGGTGAAGGATGGTGTCAAATCCGACTGGGAAGCGCAGGAGAACATCTACGCGCTGATGCTGCGCGAGCACGGCTACCATGTCTCCACCCTGGAGATTGTCGCGATATTGCGTGACTGGCAGAAAGCCAAGGCCAAGCACACATCCGACTACCCGCAAGTCCCGGCACTGGTGATCCCGGTGCGGGTCTGGCGCGACGATGAGATCGAAACCTATATCCGGTCCCGCCTGAACGCACACAGTAAAGCCCACCTGTCACCGCCTGAATGTACCGCTGAAGAGAGATGGGAACGCCCACCGGTATACGCCTTACATAAGATCGGAAACAGACGCGCGACAAAGCTATTTGACACGGAAACGGAAGCGGAAAACGCTCTAAAGGAAACTGGCAACGGATACGAGATACAGTGCCGCCCGGCAGAACAGAGGCGGTGTCAGGACTACTGTCCGGCACTGCCGTTCTGCCAACAAGGACAGGGTCTGATCAAACAGACAGAGGAATACCGTCTGCAACAGATGTGGACGGTCAACAGGCCGCAATCTGCGGCAAAGGAGACGGTAAATGCCACTTAATCTGGAACCGAGAAGCAGTGCCGATTTTACCCCTTATCTGAAATTCAACGGCAAAGCGGGGCGTTGGTATATCCGCACCGACACCGGAGAAGACAAGGAAATTCTGGGACTTACCGCCATCTTTGACCTCGCCACCATCAAGACCGGTTGGATCCATTTTGTTGAAGGCGCCGCCCCGGACATGGTGTGGGACGATGATGGCACCACCGTACCGGCTCCCAGCCGGGATCATCGACGAGGTTTTGCCGTCAATGTGTTCAGCCCGAGGCAACTCGGGGGGCTGCGGGAATTTTCCAGTACCAGCAACGGCGCCATCATCGCGATGAAGGAGCTGTACGCCGAATACGAAAAGCAGTCGGCTGGGATCCAGCAGGATCCGCAAAAGCAACCGGTGCCGGTTGTCACCTGTGAGAGCGTCGAAGCGGTGAAGAGCAAGTTCGGCACCAATTATCAACCGGTGCTGAAGATCACCAAATGGGTACCGCGACCGCATGAGATGCGGGACGCCGCACCCGTTGCCACCGCGTTCGATGCCGACGAGGACGATCTGCCGTTACCGCCGCCGTCGTCTGCCCGGCCGCAAAGCCAAGCTGCAGTGGATGAGTTCTAACACCTCTGTCCCGGGTGGGTCGCTGTGGAAGAGAGTGAACGTGACAAGCTGGTCAAGGTGCTGCGGATGTTCGGCAGCAACCATGACGGCGAAGTTGCCGCGGCGGCCCGCCTCGCGCACGGGATGGTGAAGAAGCATCACCTGGACTGGGGCGATCTGCTGATGCCGGTCGGTCCCGGCAACACCCGGCAGCACCAGGAAGAGACCCACCATAACACGGCAAACGACGAGAACAACGAAGCGTTCCTGATCCGCCGGGCGAGCAAGTTTCTGGTGCACCTCACTGATTGGGAACGCGAATTTCTGCAGTCTATCGCAGATTCACTGATCGAGTGGGGCCGACTGACACCAAAACAGCGGGGCGTGCTCGACCGGATCAACAACAAACTGAAACTGCGCGGATGTTGGTGAAGTAATTTGCACAATGCAACTCAAACCCGATCCCGTTGTGATCCGTATGCACCTGGAACATCTGTTCCAGCGGCCGCGGCTCGACTACAGCGAGGGTCGGGTCGAGATCGCATGCTCGGTGGATGGTGGTGCGATTAAAATCGGCGCCACCTTTCCGATCACCCCAGAAGGGCTCGACAGGGCGACACAGGAGGCCGTGCAACGCAACCTGGAGGGGCGAAACGTCTATGTGGGTCCCAACCCGCGCAGCCCCTCCACGGCGCCCGTGGGACGCTGCAGTGCCGAGGATGTCGAGCGGGCCTATTGGCAATTCGGTGACGTCGACCGCAGCGATGGCATTGCGCTCTTACGAAAGCCGCCGATCGACTACACGATGTCGGTTACCACCGGCCGCACCCCGAACCCCAGAGTGCAACCGTATTGGGGGATCGAGGACCCGATCACAAACCTCGCGGCATGGCGGGCGCAACAGGCGGCCATAGCAGATTACTTTCACGCCGACCGGGTGATCGATCCGGCCCGGGTGATGCGAATGGCCGGCACCGTCTCGTATCCGCCCGCCAGGAAGCAGAAGCTCGGCTATGTCATAGAGCAGGTGACGCTGCGGACCCTGTACAATGACGAGGAACGGGAGCCGGTATCGAGCGAAGATCTGTACCGTGCCTTCCCCTGGTCGAACGGGGCCGCCTCCGGCAACGGGTTCGATCACGATTCGAGCAGCTCGGACGACAGCGCCGGGCCGCAGCCGCAAGGCGGCGATCGGTGGGATACCGGGCGCAAGGATCCGCTGGAGTGGGTCCGCAACATCGCGGCCGGGCACAACCTGCACAACAACGCAGCCTCATTGGCGGCGCACCTTGTCAATACCGGGCATCGCAACTGGCTGATCCGGGACTATCTCGATCGCCTGCTCAGACCGGTCTCGGACGGCGGTACCTTAGGCCAGATCGAGGAATTGATCCGATCGGCCCGGAGCAAATACCACACCCCCGATCCGCCGCCGGAAGAGGAAAACTTTGATGCGCCGCCGCCGATAGATCTGTACGACACGCTGGATTTCGACCAGATCGCGGCATTGCCGCCGGTCGCGTACCTGATCCAGGACATCCTCACCGATTACGGCCTGACGGTGATCTATGGCGACCAGAGCTCCGGTAAAACATTCCTGGCGCTCGATATGGCGCTGCATCTGGTTTACGGGCAGGCGTGGCACTCCTTCGAGGTCAGTAAGCCCACCGGGGTGCTCTATATCCTGGGCGAGGGCGTGCGCGGGCTCAGCAAGCGGGTCTCGGCGTGGCGGCATTATCACGGCCGCCACCAGGAGCCCGCGCCGTTTCGTGCGATCCCGTATGCGCTGGATTTCCTCGACGTGCACGCTGTGCAGAAGCTCTCCCGCACGATCGGCGACTTGATCCTGCAGCAGCACGTCCCGATCGGTCTGGTGATCATCGACACCGTCGCGCGCGCGATGAATGGCGACGAGAACGATGCCGAGGTCATGTCAAAGCTGGTCTCGGCCTGCGATGCGATCCGCACCAAGTACGGCCTCGCGGTGATCGGCATCCATCACTGCGGCAAGGACCCCGCCCTGGGCATGCGCGGCTCCACGGCACTGCCCCGGGCCTCGGACACCATCCTGGCGGTCAGCCGCGTCGAGAATACGATGCAGATCACCGTCGAGAAGCAGAAGGACGACGAGGAGACCCCGCCGTTCGAGCTGCAGATGCGGCAGGTACCGACCGAGCCTCTGAGCACCCAGAGCAGCCTGATATTGACCCGGACAAATTACGATCAACAAACCAGACCTAACCAGAAACACAACAACCTGACGCGAGAACAGATAGATTTTATCTTTGATGAAATCGAGCGGGCATGGAATGCCAATCGGCCGTGGTCATGCATGCCACAAACAAAACACGAGGGGAGATATCTACCAAAATGGATCGCCAGTAACACCGGAACAACGCTTAAACAAGCCCTGGCCTGGGTGGAGGATTGGCTGATGAACAGGTGCATCGAAACAGCAATCCGTGACCTTAAAACTAGACAGCGTGGGTTGAAAGTCATCATGCGTCCCGGAACCTATACGCACACTGAAGTTTGAATTGAGTGAAATCAATGACTTGCGCATACAACTTCCGCCAAATTCACGGACTTCAGCTAATAAAATCAGCGACTTACACGCATGACTTCAGCAGACTTCAGCAGACTTCAGCTAAGGTTTAGGTCCCCCTTAACAGGGGGACCGTCTAAACCTCAGTCGCGTGTATGCGTATACGCGCGTGAGGTGCTGAAGTGCGCTCGGCCCGCCGCGGGGGCGGGCCGGCGACTTCAGCTAGGTACAAGAATGGAATGGAGATACTATGCAAGATCGTGACTTCACAGGAAACAATCTTGTAATGTCGCTATTGCAGGAACGAAGACAGTTGAAGGAAAGACTGAAACGCGACACGAAACGATTGAAAGCAATCAATGATAAGTTAAAAGAGGCGATGGAGGATGCAATTACCGCTTCGTTGCCGGGCTGGCGTTTGGAAATCAAAATTCAAAATCGGAAAGAATATGTTATTCCAGCGCAGGTATGGAAGTTGCTATTCGTGTACGACGACGACGAGGAAGAATTGCCGGTGAGCCGGTTTCTTGCCCCGGGGGAATAAAATGCTTGACAGCGATGTCGGAAATTTTCAGCCTCCTACGGGAGGCTCGGACCCGTCCCGGTGGGATGAGAAGATGGTGCAGGTCCGTCTCGCCGACGCGGCGAGTTGTCTGCGGCGGCTGCCGCTGCCCAGGCACGGGAAGCCACAAGGGTTCGGGGGGTCCTGGCCGGATGTGGTGTATGACTGGCTGGCGTACGGTTGGACACCGCCACGGCTCGGGCGGATTGTTCCCTCGCCGGTCGAGATCACTCAGATGGACGCGACGTTGCAGTGGTTGCACCTCCTGAGCCGGGACCAGCGGGTGATTGTGTGGGCCCGGGCCCAGCATTGGACGTGGCGCCGGATCGAAGCCCTGGACGAGCTCGAAAATCACGGCAAGGGGCGAACGGAGCGGACGCTGCGGTCGATCATGCACGATGGGCATGCCCGGATACTCTCCCACCTCAACGGCACACCGCCGAGGATGCGGCTCCAGCCGGAGCAGTTGCGGTGAACCCGGACGTGATCGAAATTACCCAATCCCCGGACGAGGTCACCCGAACCCGGATGCGGGGATGTCGGTGGGTCGCCGCCGCGACGATGCCCGACGGGCAGACCTTGTCGGCCGCGTCCCGGACGGGAGCGCCGCAAGCCCTGGCCCGGGCCCTGGTCGCCGCCGGTACCCCGGATGCGCCGGTACGGGTGTTCTCGGCCGGTCTCAGAGGCTACACGGCGTATCGGTCGCTGCATGCGATGGCGGTATGGGTCTATCGGGAGGCGGAGACGAAACCGGTGCATCGGGCGCGGTTTGCGGTAAGGCCAAATTTTGAGGTTTTAGCCTCGGGGGCTACTGGGGTAGCGGAGAGGGTGATTAGCGTTAAAAATGCCCTTTACGGTGGAGAAGAGAGGGGCATTGCAGAGGGGGATATCCCCCCGGCGAGGTGGGCATGATCTGCGAGGCCTGTCACGGTACCGGGTATCTGCCGGAGATGAACCCGTCGCGGCCCTGCCCCGATTGTCAGGGTTGCGGGGTGGCTTATTGCTGCGAAGGCAGTGCCCGGTTCGGGCAATTGCCGCCGCCGCATGTCTCGACGCCCGACTGTTGGTGTCGCCCAGAGGAAGTGGAGCCGGGCGTGTTTGTGCATCGTCAGGCGATCGCACAGTGAGCCTGACGGCGCCCGATGACCCCGAACGGTTGTGCCTGCAATGTGGCAAGACGCTGGCGCCGCACGCCGGGGAGCGGCCAAACCGCTTTCGCCGCCGGAAGTACTGCTCGATACAGTGCTCCGGCCGCGCCACAATGCGGCGCAACCGTTGGGGCTGGGCTCGCGGTATGGTGACGAACTGGAATGCGCTCGATCGAATCGACGACGATCTGCCGACCTGGGTGAATCACGAATGACTATCGCTGTGTTAGTGACATTGCTTAGTGTCGTAACCATTGCAGTGGTGGCGTTGCAGTGAAGAAGCGGCGTGGCGGCCGTAGTGGCGAGCATGTTTACAGCGAGGAACTGGCTGAGGAAATACTCGACCGGCTCGCGGGTGGGGAGCCACTGCGGCAGATCTGTCGCGATGCGCATATGCCGAGCGAAATGGCAGTGCGATTATGGGCGATGAATAAGACTGAAACGGGGGTGGGTGGGGCACTACCATTTGCTTCGCGTTATGCTCGCGCACGCTCCCTCGGCGTCGATCGTTTAGCTGATGAAGTTATCACTATAGGTGACTCGTCGATCATATTTAACGGTGAGCCGAATAACGCGCTTGTGCAGCAGGCGCGCCTCGCGTGCGATAACCGTAAATGGCTGTTATCAAAGCTTCTTCCGCATCAGTACGGTGACAAGGTCACGGCTGAGATAGTGGGTGACGGCGATCGGCCGCTGGTTTCGCGCATCGAGCTCGTCCCCGTAGCGCCGATCGTTAGGCAGGTTGTCGCGCGTAAGAAGATCGATCACGATGAGGGTGGCGAGGGGTAAAGCTCGGTTAGACGGATGCGGTATCCGCTGACCTGCCGCAGAAATGCTGGCGTTTCTGGGGGTGTTCCAATCCAATCCCCCACTCAGTCCCCCATTCGTGCGCGGGTTGGGGTCCGGTTCGGGGCTTGCGTGTTGGATCTGAGCTTGCCCTCCTGGCCCAGGCGGGAGGGGGGTGACCCCCTGAGGGAATTGGGTTCCCATCTCGGCCGCGGTGGCCCCTACCCACCCAAATACCAGCCTCATCAACCTGAATTTTTTTTTTGAAACCCGTCCCCAGACGGGACCCACCCAGACGCTAGCGTCACACACCCGAATTTTTTTTCGGCAAACCCACACATTAGAGACTTACCCCGGAGGAATATCGTCCGGGCCTACCCACCCCAACGCCAGCCTCGGCGTCCCGGGATTTTTTTTGGAAAACCCCGTATCAGAAACTTACCCCGGAGGAATACCGGTGGGCCTTGCGGCCGCTGTATTATATATGGTGGTGCTCCACCGGGTTGACGGCGGCGAGATCGTGGTCAACCCGGCTCAGGTAACGAGCCTGCGTGGGGTACCGGGGAGAATGGGGCGGCATTTGCCGGAGGCGGCGACCTGTCTGGTTGGTCTGACCGACGGCAAGCACCTTGCGGTACTGGAGGCGTGCGCGGAGGTGAGGCGGCTGTTAGAGGCAGCCGGACGCTGAGGGGGTGGACGGATGAGCCTCGCGGAGGTTAGCGGCGTCACGGTGATTGATGTGATGCGTGAGTTGCGGGTGGAGCTGACCAGCGGGCTCAGTTGGACGGTGGGGGCGCGGGTGCGTGAGATTTGGCTGGCTGAGACGGGGACGTTGCCTGACAAGGTGTTGCGGCCGAAGACCAACGACGGCGGTACGCATTGTTTCGCGGTTTACCCGGATAGCTGGCGTCCGAGGATCGCCCGCGTCATTGGCGAGTGTGAGACCGAGGCGGCGCGACAGGGCCGGTTTGATTTTTGACTTGGGGGAAATTGTTTCGCCCGGCAACCAAAAAGGAAAGACAAATGGCAATTGCAATGCGTTTCAGCGGCCGGATGACGATCAACGGCGGCGAGCCGGTGGACGTGACGTTCAACGGGGTCGCCGAGGTGCCGCGTGTCTGGGGCGGGGCACCACCATACCCGGATCAAGGACTGCCGCAGCCGCCGCTGGGTATCTGGGGCGGCAGGCCGCCGGAGTATGTCGACATTGGTGGGCCGGGGCCGCAACCGCACCCGGAGCATCCTATCGTGATCATTCCGCCCGGTGCGATCGACGGCGAACACCCGGAACACCCTATTTACTTGCCCGTTTACCCGGCACACCCGATTGAGCTGCCACCCGAGACGCCTGCCGATCCTGGCTTTCAGTGGGTCTACACGGAGGAATTCGGCTGGGTTTTGGACCCGGTCGGTGGCGGCAAGCCTCGTCCGCCCGGTAGTGGCGCGCCCTGACACGGTGGGCATTTGTGAGCCGACCGGCACTTACTACAACGAGAATGATGTCTATGCCGCAGGATGGTTACGAAACCTCATGGCTGCCGGGCATCTCCCCGTCGGCGACGTGGACGAGCGCAGCATCCTCGATGTCGAGCCCAGCGACCTCGCCGGCTACGGCCAGTGCCATTTCTTCGCCGGGATCGGCGGGTGGCCTTACGCCCTGCGCCTCGCCGGCTGGCGCGGGCCGGTCTGGACCGGATCATGTCCTTGTCAGCCGCTTTCGAGCGCGGGACAGCGCAAGGGCCATGCCGACGAACGACACCTCTGGCCCGCTTTTCACGCACTCATCGCCGAGTGCCGGCCTCCAGTCGTCTTTGGAGAGCAGGTTGCGAGCAAAGATGGGCGTGAATGGCTCGCCGGAATACGCGTTGACCTGGAGCACCTGGGATATGCCGTCGGGGGCGCCGATCTGCCGGCTGCGGGCGTCGGCGCGCCGCACATCCGGCAGCGGCTTTTCTGGGTCGCCAACGCCGCAGGCGCAGGAAAGCGGCGTCACCTCAATGGAGGGATGGGACCGCCTGAACGCCGCGCAGAAGGCGCGCAACCCGAATTTAGGAGAGAGACAAAAGGGTCTTTCGCTAACCGCGCAACTGTCGGGCTGGCCGACGCCGGGCATCCAGGTTTCTGCGAATGGTTCGGCGTGTGCCATGACCCCGACCGATGTGATGGACAGCGCTGCATCTACGGTGCTGGAGGACCACCAGGATATTACTGGTCCGATGATGATGGCTGGGTGGCCGACGCCGACCAAAGGGAAAGCGGACGGCTCGCAGATCGGGCGGGACGCGAGCGCCACCGGCAGGCGGCCGGACGGCAGCAAGGCGACGGTGTCGCTGAACCAAGTAGCGACATTAGCGGGCTGGGGGACGCCAACGGTACAGGATGCGAAGCACGCGACGCTCTCGACATCGGAGCAGACCCGCGACCCGAACAATCTGCGCAGTCAGGTCTTCAAGGCGGGCTTGGCGACACCGGCGCATCGCGACTACCGCTACCCGAACGCGACGACCTATGCGGAACGGGGCGGCGGGGCGAAGGGCGAGCAGTTGCCGAACCAAGTGGCGCATCTCCTGGCGGGCTGGGCGACACCTCGCCAATCGGATGGCGAGAAGAACGTCCGCTCGCCGGAAGGCGCGCGGCGCGAAATCGAGCGCAAGGGAGCGCAGAACGATCTGGGGCTGGTTTCTGGGCTGATGCTGTCTGGCTCGCCTGCCTCGACGGCAAGTCGCGGCGCGTTGAACCCGGCATTCAGCCGCTGGCTCCAAGGCTATCCGAAAGCTTGGGACGACTGCGCGCCATCGAAGATCAAGCTCTAGCGGACGTGGTGGAACATGGGGCTACCAGCCAAAAAGACGCCGACGAAACACTGCGGGCGGTGCGGGAGATCCTTCGAGCGCGGGCGTGTCGGCAAGAATGCGCAACTGGAGTGTGTATCCAATTTCCTGCGCAGGAAATTTTGCTCGATCTCCTGCTCAGTCGCTCAGCAGCACGCAACGGAGCCGCCAACGATAGTGGCATCTCGGAAGCGAGCGATGAAGCATATCGAAGGATGCTGCGGGTGTTGCGGAGTGACGCAGGAGCTTGTCGTCCACCATGTAGACGGCAATCCGATGAACAACTCGGAGAGCAACCTTCAAACACTCTGCACTTACTGTCACTCGTTCTGGCACGCCATGCACAGGCGTATGGGCAAGCTGCCGAAGACGCGAATGCCGCAGATAGCCGAGTGGGACGACTGCGCGGCTACGGCAACGCCATCGTCCCGCAGGTAGCCGCCGCGTTCGTCGCCGTCTTTATGGGGAGACTGCCCCGTGATGATTGTCGGCACCGGCTTCCGCGGCATCCCGGTCGGCTACATTCCGCGGCAGGCGAACCAGCCGATCGCCGCGGGTGCTTGACGAATGGCCGAGACGTGACTGAGGTGACCTGATGGGCCGGCGTGCGACTAAGGTGTGGGTGCAGGGTGGGAAAGAGTTGAAGCGGTCTCAGATGCGCGGGGCGAGGGCGGAGCGGCGCCGGAGCGGTGGCGAGGTGACGTTAGGGAGGCGGCTTGTCCCCAAAAAGGGGAAGAGTGCATCTGCCGGCAAGGTTGGGTTGGCTCAGCTTTCCAGGGGTTGAAGCGTGCGCGGCCCGCGCCCCGGACGGGGGCGACGTAGAAGGCTTCCGGCGATTTGCCCGGCTAGCGAGAACCTGAGGTTTTCGCTGATCGCACCAACCGGGATCTGATCCATAATGGCCCATGCCTCATCCAGTGCCCAGTGTGTGCCCGGCTTGTAATCGGGCGGGTAGTCGCACCGAGGTTTAGTCATGGCGCGAGGCCGAAGCCGAGGTGGATGAGGCTCTGCAGGAGATCATCGGCGTCGGTGAGTTTGCCGGACAACAATTTTGCGATGCAGTAGGCGATGTTTTTGTCCATTGGGTTTGTTGCCCGCATCTTCAGGACGAAGCCGTCTGGGCCGCGGACGCTCCAGCCGGAGCCGTCGTACTCGCGGCAGTAATAGTAGGGGTCGTCGGGGGGTTCCGGTTTCATGACTCTATGCTGGCCGACCGTGGTTATGACGGAGATCTTGGCTTCGTCAACTCAGGTAGCGACTTGACCAACTCGCGCTATGAGTTGGCCAACTACCATAGCTAGTGCGCTCGTGATGAAGGGTCATCCCACGGCTTGTGGGGGCGAGGGGCGGCCGGTTTGCGTGGCGTTGGGCCGGGGTTTTTGAGCTCTGCGGCGCGCAGGAGGCGCTTACCGACCGAAGGCTCGTAGCCGGGGGTTGGTGGTGCGGGAGAGGAGACGATGACGCTGCCGTCGCTCATCGTGGCGATGATGATTGCCAGCCCATTAGCCATGTGCCACATCACGGCGCCGGTTTGGTTGAGGAGCAGGTTGATTGCCGCCGGGGTCGGCCCTTTTTCCTGACGCCAGTCGTCTTCGTGTCCGGGCAGGGCGTGGATCTGGGCGGCGGGGCGGTCTTCGCCGTTGATCTGTATCAGATCGACCACTTCATTAACGATCCAGCCGACCCGGTCGGGTCGGGCTGCCTCGGGCAATTCGGCTGATTTGAGCCACAGACAACGCCAATAACTGCAAGAGGCGGGGCGCCTGTCGTAGATGCTGCAGCCCGGCCCTTTGGCGTCGAGCGGGTCACGCAGACAAGGGCAGCGTGTATAGGCCGGCAGTCCGATCTCCGGCACCGAGCTCACGGAGCAGCAAGCGGCGCAGCCGCTGCAGGCGCGGTCGGTTGGCGCTTCGTCGTCGCCGAGAAACAGGTTTTTTCGTCGCCAGGGCGGCCCTGAGCCGGTCGGTTTCGGTGGGATCGCCGCGGGTGCGTGCCATGAAAATATTCCTCCGGGGTAATCCCACCATACGGATTTTAGAGCGTGACTGCTAGCCGTATCGAGCTGCCTGAGAAATTGATCCCGGTGTTCGAGGGCAGGGCCCTGTTCCGGGGGGCTTATGGCGGCCGCGGCTCCGGCAAGAGCCGGTCCTTCGCCACGATGTCGGCGGTCTGGGGGCTGCGGTGCGCTCAAGCTCGCGAAAGCGGCGTTATCGTTTGTGGCAGAGAGTTTCAAAACAGCCTCGATGACTCCAGTATGGCGGAGGTCAAGGCGGCGATCGAAAACAATGAATGGCTGGCCTCGAACTACGACGTCGGCGAGAAATACATCAGGACAAAAGACGGTCGAGTTGATTATTTGTTTGTTGGTCTCCGCCGCAATATTGAAAGCGTGAAATCGACCAGTAGAATACGCTTATTGTGGGTGGACGAGGCCGAACAAGTATCAGAAGACGCTTGGCAAAAAGCCATTCCCACAGTCCGCGAAGAACTGGCGGAAATTTGGTGTACCTGGAACCCCGAGAGGCGGGCCAGCGCGACAAACAAACGGTTTCGCGAAAATCCGCCGGAAAGCTCTAAGATTGTAGAAATCAACTGGCGGGACAACCCTTGGTTCCCGACCACCTTGGAGATGATTCGTTCCGAGGATGAAAAACTAAGACCGGATACATATCCGCATATCTGGGAAGGCGAGTATGCAACCGCTCACAGCGGCGCTTACTACGCGAAATTGCTGTCTGACGCCAAGCAGGAAGGACGTATAGGCAGGGTGCAAAAAGACCCGAACCTTGGCATACGCGCATTTGTCGATATTGGCGGAACCGGAGCAAAATCAGATGCTTATGCAATGTGGGTCGCTCAGTTCGTCGGCCGCGAAATACGAGTGTTGGACTATTACGAAGCTATCGGGGAGCCACTGGCGACACACCTTCAATGGTTACGAGACCGAGGTTGGGGGAAGGCCAGTATATTCCTCCCTCATGATGGATCTACCCATGACCGGGTCTATGACGTATCTTTTGAAAGTGCCATCCGCGCCGCCGGCTTCCCCTGTGATGTAATACCAAACCAGGGTAGAGGTGCCGCCCGAATGAGAATAGAGGCAGCGCGGCGTTTGTTGCCCAGTGTGTGGTTTAATGCTGATCCGACCGAGGCCGGCAGAGATGCGCTGTCCTGGTATCATGAAAAGAAAAGCGCGGATGTCCGCGATGTTGGACTGGGGCCCGAACACGATTGGAGCAGCCACTCTGCAGATGCGTTCGGGCTGATGTGCGTGGCTTACGAAACACCGCGGGGCAACCCGACTAAGTTGAAATACCCCAGCCTGGGAATTGTCTGATGCTAGGTCTCCTTATCTGCGAGCCAGGAAGGGTTACATGATTATCGAAATCCTCTTCGTCGTCGTGATGTTCCTCTGGCTCCTCACGATCCTGCCACTGGCGCCAATGGCGCCGTTCGCATCGAGTAATGTGTTCTTCGCCTTTGTCGCGGTGCTGCTGCTCGGTTTGTATCTTTTTCTTCCCGCCATGCGATGAACAGATGAGGACGGTAGATGTCACAGAGTGATGGGGCGGCGTGGACTGCCCTGGTGGAACGGGTCGAAAAGCTGGAGGCTCGGCTGGAGGAGCTCGCCCGAGGCTATGTCGATATGCATCAAGAGCTCTTCGGCTCCTCAGTCGATCATGTCGAAGAGCGGGCCGAGCGGGCTGCTCTGGCACCGCGGCGGAAGTAATCCATGAGCGATTATGCCCTGGCGGGCGCCGCCTTTTCCGACGAGGTGTTGCGCCCGGTTCGTGGGCTGCAGGAGAAACGCGCCGTCGAGGTGAGCCAGGGCCTCGACCTGGACGAGCTCGATGAAGAAAATGTGAAGCAGATCATTCGCCGGGAGCTCGAGGCTGCTCTCGGCCGCGACGGCGGCACGCTCAGCAACGATCGCCTGGAGGCGCTCAGATACTACGAAGGCCGCCCGTTTGGTAACGAGGCAAAGGACGGGGCCCGCTCGACCGTGGTCATGCGGACGGTGCTCGAAGCGGTGGAATGGGTGCTGCCTGCTCTGATCCGCATCTTTACCGCATCAGACAAAATAGCGGTGGTCGAGCCTCTTCTGCCGGGTCAGGAAGAACAGGCAAAACAAGCCACAGCGTATGTGAACCATGTGTTCATGCGCGAGAACCAGGGGTTCCTTATACTCCATGACTGGTTCAAAGATGCACTTCTCGAGCGTTTGGGCTGGATTAAATATTACTGGAATACGCAAAAAACCACGGAGATCGAGACATATACGGGTCTGACCCAGGAAGAGTATGATGCGCTTCTAGGCCAGGATTATGACGTCGAGGTGCTGAAGGTTAAAAAGTACCCGCAGAAGATCGATGAGTTTAATCTGGATCGGCCGCATATAGCGAATCCAGGGCCGCCCGTGCCTTCCCCAGGGCCGCCGCCAGGGCCGCCGCCGATACCGGGGCCCGCGGTCCTACCTGTTCCTGGCGCAGGGCCGCCAGGAGCTCCGCCGGGTCCAATATCCGTGCCGCCTCCCGGTATGCCCGCAGGAGCTCCAGGAGCGCCTCCTCCGTCTGCCGAAATGCCGTTTGCAGGCGATGTTTTGCCTGGGCAGCCTGCCTTTCCTCCGATCCCGCCACCCCCGCCTCCTCCGATCGAGCTTTACGATTGCACGCTACGGGTGACCCGCGAGAATGGCGTAGTCACGATCGCCAATATCCCGCCCGAGGAGATGCTGTTCTCGCAAAGGGCGAAGCGCGGCAATATCCCGTTTCTCTGCCACAGGCGAGCCTGGACGTATAGCGACCTGATCGAGCAGGGTTTTGACCCCGAGTGCCTCGACATGGTGCCGCAGGACGACAGCGGCGAGCACAACATGGAACGCATGGAGCGGCACCGTGAGGATGATTGGCCGCCTCCCGAGCGTACCGGCAGTGCTCGGGAGATCTGGGTAGAAGAATCTTATGCCAAGTTCAGCGTGGAGGAAGACGGGCAAACCTCGTCCCTCTATCAGGTCATGACGGCCGGCAATGGGTTGATCATCCTGACCAAGGACGGCAAGCCTTGTGTCGAGCCGGTCGACGAGGCTGGGTTTGTGCCGATTTGCCCGATCCCGGCGAGTCATAAACTGGTCGGGTTGAGTTTGGCCGACCTGACGATGGACTTGCAATTGATCAAGTCCTCGTTGATCCGCGGCATGATCGACAACGCTTTTCTCAGCAACTGGCCGCGCATCGAGGTCGGTGAAGATGGCGTGTCGGAAAATACCTATGACGATCTCCTGGACTTGCGCCCGGGTGGGGTGGTGCGGTCACGCCGGGTCGGCAGTATCCAAGCGATGATGATCCCGTTCACCGCTGATAAATCCTTCCCGCTGGTCGAATACCTCGATCAGACGCAGGAAGTCAGAACGGGTGTTGCAAGGCACAATCAGGGCATCAGCCCGGACGACTTGAACAAGACCGCCACCGGGGTCAGCCTGCTGCAGCAGGCGGCCGCGCAGCGGGTCGAGCTTTTTGCCCGCATCTTCGCCCACGGGGTCGAAGAGCTCATGCGCGGCATCCTCCGCCTCGTCCGCAAGCACCAGCAGCAGGAACGCATTGTCCGGGTGACCGGTGGCTGGATGAAGGTCGATCCGCGGCAATGGCGCCAGGATCTGCCGGTTAGCGTGTCGGTGGGTTTGGGCACCGGTAACCGCGATCAGACCCTGCAGCACCTGATGCAAATTATTCAGCTCCAGGGCACGATCGTCGGGCAACAGCAGGGCGTTTCCGGCCCGCTGGTTTACGCACAGAATGTTTATGACGCACTAAAGGCCCTGCAGGAGAATGCCGGGTTCAAATCATCGTTTTTTAGCGATCCCAGTGCCGGCCCACCTCCAGGTGCACCCCCGCCACAACCGCCGAAGCCGGACCCGGAGACGATGAAGGCGCAGGCGGCAATTCAGACGCAGCAGGCTAAAGCGCAGGCCGATATACAAGCGTTGATGGTGAAATCTCAGGCGCAAGAGCGTCTCCTGCAGGAGAAGGCAACCGCGGAAGCGGCGATTCAACAGCAACGCCTGGAGCATGAAAAGCAATTGGCGTTCTTGAAAGCCAATCACGAGATCGATCTGGAGAGAACGAAAGCCCAGAACGACTTGGCGGTTGGCATGGCTCGGGTCAAAGTTGAAGGCGAAGCTAGGCTCCGGGAGGTTGAGCTGAAATATGCTGCCGGCGCCTACAGCCAGGAACCAAAACAGCCGCCACTGCCTAATGGGGTGGTGGAGTGAAATTTGCCAAGACGTTTAGCGATCGCATGCCTTGGGGTAACCCTTGGGGTACCCCGGTGCCGGCGCCGACTGACAAGATCGAGCTCGGTGAGGAGGCTCGCAAATTGCTCGACAATCCGGTGCTCCAGGTCGCCTTGGCGCGGGTCGAGGAGCGGCTGATCAACACCTGGAAGCGTACGGAGATCGATCAGGCTGAG